GTTGGCTCGAATACTTTGCTCACCAATCCTGTTGCATCTATGCACAGTAGTGGTGAAACGATCAGGGTTAATCATAGGGAATACATAGGTGATGTTATAACCTCGGCTACTCCGGGGGCATTTTCATCTACGTTGTATCCCTTGAATCCTGGATTGTTTGGCAGTTACCCCTGGTTGTCGGGCATTGCTCAGCAATTTCAGGAGTACACCATCAAAGGCATGATTTATGAGTTTGTGTCCACGTCTGGCGATGCAATCGCTAGTTCTAACACTGCTTTGGGTAGTGTTATGATGGCCACTCAGTATCGTGCATCAGCCACACCGTTTGCCAATAAGATCACAATGTTGAATGAGTTTTTTAGTACTGATGGTAAACCATCTACTAATTTTTGTCATCCTATTGAGTGCGATCCTAAGGAGAACCCTTTTAATGTCCAATACATCCGGGGTTCTACACCCGGGGCTGGAGAGGACATTAAGATGTATGACCTCGGTGTTTTTACTATTGCGACGATAGGGTCGCAAGGCACCAGTGTGAACATCGGTGAACTGTGGTGCAGCTATGACATTGAGCTGCGTAAACCACAGGTAGCTGATGTGACCAATCTTTATGGTGAGACTGCCCATTATTACAACGGAGGTGCTTCTACCGCTGCTAATTTAGGCACGATCTATACGAAGAGGTTTGATTCGATTGGATTAGCGATCACTCCATCAACGATCACTTTCCCTACTGGATCATTAGGGTCGTATTATGTTACTTATTGGTATCCCTTTTCTACTGCCATTACACCAAGTGCTCCAACTGTGGTGAATGGCTCTATCCCGCCTGATTGGGCGGGTGGCACGAACACGACTGAGTATAACACTGTGGCAGCGGGAGTTAACGTAGGATTTACGAGTTATCTGGTTCAAATCGTTAACCCTGAGGTTGCCTGCGTAATTACCCAAACTGGCATTGTGATAGCGCCAGCGGGGACAGTTTTTATTGACCTGGTGGTGACTCAAGTCGCATTTGGATTTGCTTAAACGTTCGAGTCCGGAAAGACTATAAACTAGCTCACGGTTGAAGTCCGGAGGGATACACATCATAAACTGGCGTCATTGACCAGATCCTCGTGTAGATAGCGGTAGTGGAATGATCGCATTATAAAATGCCACACCTTGTGCATCAGAATGACGGATGTACCGATATACCTTAAGGCGTTTTCGTGAAATATCGCCAAAGGCGTGTAGGGCAACACAGTTAAATTGCCAAGACGGAAGGCGTTTATTTGTTTGAGTGGAGACCAAACAGAAATAACGCTCGTCAGGAC